TGATTCAACCCTCACACCAGGTGGGGACATCCAGTTTGTAGATAACGATTCGCCGTTCTTCCGTATTCCGGAGACTGATGTTAGTGAGGATAAGTATGTTGAGATAACACTTGACGAACAAGATAATCCGCCTTATTCTCGAGCTACGAGTGCTACGGCAGATGCTGTAATACCTCAGGTTGCTGAGGTTATACAGATTACTAATAATAATAACTCACCCCGATCAGTTCGGGTTCAAGCTCCTTTAGGTTTGGTGAGGTTTGACTTCGGTAAGGCTTCGTATGAAGACCAAGAAGTAATCATCAAGTGTGAGTGTTTAGGCACATACGAGATGTGATTCCATGGCTAAGGCAGGTCGGTCTTGGACATCTAATCGGAAGAAGTATCGTTATTACTATAATTCTTCGACAGTGCGATTTCTCCAAGTTTGGAATTATCGCGATAAGGAGTGGCTAGACACTCGTTCTTTTTATCGTAAGACTTGTTCTGGATGGAAAAGGACATGAAAATATCAGACTTACCAGCTGAGAAACTGTGGTTCATTATGGGAATTGCAGTAGGCGCAGCTATTCACGGTCCTGTTACCGTTATGGTGGGTCTAAGACGCCTCAGCTTGAGATTGCCGAGGAATATTTGATTGAGGAGGCACCTCATATTCTTGCTACTGTAGCAGTTAATCTAGCAGCCCGTAATCCGTATGTATGGGGTGGTACTGTGATAGTCCATGCTGGATATCATCTTTATTCTAAATATCTCTCAGGGTCAAGTTCGGAGTCTTACCAGCAGAATGGTGGCCCTGAGGGAGCAGAAACAAGGCCAGTCGATTATCGACCTGGTGCCGCACGTAGTGTATTCCGCACAGGGGGTCGTCGTTCGGGGTCGAAACCCCGTAGGAAGTGTCCACCTGGACACTATTGGTCTAAGAAGCACGGTCGATGTATAAGTCGGATTTTCGGTAGTAAATTATCCGTGCCTGATATAGACTGGTCGAAGCGCTGATATAGTTCCGTCTTATCAGCCAATTTATGGCCTCCTATCACAAATGTGAAATTTGTTCATACTGGTTTAGTTTACCTGGTGGCAGTTCGGCCCCAGGGCAGTGTTGGAGGCATTAGTTATGAGCGATTACACTCCTGAGGAGATCGCTCGATTTAGACGGGCAGCAGCTCGTCGCTACATGAGGTTGGGGCGCAGATGAATGTGCCAGGTAACACCGGCAGATTGTCGCCGATACCATATCGGTTCACCCAACTGTATCTTCGATATGTCGAAGATAACTCCCTCAGTCCCCTCCAACCCTCCCAATTGGGGGGCAAGGAGAGGCAAAAAGGCAAGCGATATACCGAAGCGTAAGTCCTCCGTTATGTGTCCAAGAACTGGGCGGAGGCAGCGTCGGATCGCAGTTTACAATTATCGCTCATCGTCTTGGTTCAAGACGTCCTGGCAGGGAGAGCTTACAGAGAACCCTCGCCATGTCCGGTGGGCTCGTAGACGACGCAAGGAGCGGTACTCTCAATAGAGTGACGGCCCCCGGTTCCGAAGGCGGCGCGATGCCCGAAGGGTAGAAGAGCGCCGGGGGTAGGGGCATAGGGACTGAGAATTAACTATGCCGAAAATCGGCAGTTTGGGGTGTTCCACAAAGTTAATAATGGGTTGACTTCCCCATATGGGGCATGTCGAACACATTTATGGGGTCTTGTAGGCTCTCTGGAACTACAACCACTACTGACTTGTACCTGGATACTGCCGCAGAGCTGTCTGTTATAGATCGCAAAGGGCATAACCAGGTGAACGGTAAAGGGAAGCCCCTAGTTTATGATATGTTATTTACTATACAGAGCACTCCGTACTCAATTGCTAATGCTGACGGAGCTAACGCCTTACTCGGAGTTACGATTAAGACGTGTCCTAATAATTGGCAGACTAGGAATGCAGTCAGAATGGCTCATTTCCTTCGTGAAGACCTCAGAAAGGCTTCTGGGGTTTCCAAGGGTTCCATAGGAAAGTATGCTAAGCACATGCGGTTCAACATGGATGCTGACATGTTTGCTACCGCTTATGATCGTACTACTTCAGTAGACGATGAAGCAGCTCTACAACGATTATATTGCTGGCAGGGTAATGATTCAAATTTGATAGTTGGACCAGGGACTTATTTTACTGGTGGTGTCTGGGACTATTCACAGCTGACTCAGCTTGATGATGCAGCTACACCTACCGCTGATCCTTTCTTTGTAAATATCTGCGGTGGACATTCAACCAGTGTGCCTGGACCGTATGATTACGTCGGGGCACTCCTGGCATACAATCAGAGGCGTCAAACCGTTCAGGATGATTCAACCCTCACACCAGGTGGGGACATCCAGTTTGTAGATAACGATTCGCCGTT